TTCAGAGTTTTCAAATACACCGTAAGATGTACCACCCATACCATATGAGTTCTGAGAAGCAAGCATTGTGTCTACAGCGATTTCATTAGCTCTATTCATGAAAAGCATGTTTTCTTCAATAGCACCTTGAGAATCTAGGTTTTGTAAAATTTCATTGAAATCAGCTAATGCGCCAGTAAATCCAGCAAATACATTACCACGAGTTTCAATTGCACTAAATAAACCTTGAGTACCTAGAATAGCGGCATTCGCCGTATTAAAGTCAGATAAACCACCAACAGCATTAGCAGCGTCAAAGAACGCATCACCAGCTACTGAGTTTTCACCCTCAACTAAAGCCATTTCTAAGTAATCTTCGAATCTTAATCTAGTTTCACCTTCCGCTTTTAGATACCATAAGTATCCAGAAGCACCGTCTTCAGTAGAAATTTCTACCCAACCAATCTGAGCAGTATCAGATCCAGATACCACGTATCTATCTCTAATAATAACAGGTTTGTTGTTAAACTGAGTAAAAGTAGGCTCGATGTTTTCTTGAACACCTTGGCTACCTTTTGGAAATTCAGAACCATAAACGAATACTTTATATCCATTTGGGTCTGCAGCTGCAAGTGCAACTTGATCATAAGGGTATACTACGATTTCCAGCGCAGCTAAACCAGCGTCAACAACACCAGAATTACCAACGAAACACTTAATAGCGTCAGCACCAGCAGTCTTAGGCATTAAAACAACAGTCATATTTGGAGTAATTACGTTGTTTATAGGACCAACAGGACCTAGAGGTGTTGCAGTTGAATTAAGTGTTACCACGTTTGGTGGTCCCACTACTAGCGTACAATCGTCATACGCAATGTGTAGTCTATTTTGTTCTGACCAGACTACTTGGTCACTTGTCATTGGAAGTTCAGCTCCTACCATTCTCAAAAATCCAGATAAAGTTCTGTTACCATATCTTTCAACTTCAGCTTCATAAATTTCCGGAAGATACTGCTGAGCAAAGTCATTAGCACCGTCAGTAAAACTTAAATAGTTATCTGAAGTTATTTGTTGAGCTTGAGAAGGAATTAAACTGCCAAATTGTGGAGTTATAGGCATAATAAATTATTTTTAATTGTTATTTCCTTGTTTTAATTTTCAATTTTCCAAGATCAGAACCACTAATTGCTTTTACTTTAATTCCACCTACAAATACATCACCAGATTGAGTTTTCCTCGTTTCTTGAGATATATTTTTAGATTGTTTAACCACATCTTTAACAGCATCGGCTTTGCCTTGCTCGTAAAAATGCTTTGCTAAAGTATCTACATTCCTAGCAGCATAAAGCGCCTTATGATAACCCTTTGCATCAGTTACATTACCTTTATCATCTAAATATTTGCCGACAAAGTTTTGTAAATTAGTTTGGGCCTTAGCAGTCTCTTCAGTATTTTTAACACCATATCTAAATTTCTTATCTCCTAAATCGAAATCAAAACCTTTGAAATCTTTATTAAATAAAGTTTTAGTTTGTGTTTGAAATTCTTCGTGCTGCTTATTGGCAACTTCTTGATCTTTCTTGTAACGATTAAAGAATTCTATAGCTTTTTGTTGTTCTTGAGTCACTCCGGGTCTCAACTTGATCTCCTGGTAATACTTGTCCTTAACGTCATCTAAAAACTTTTTAGCGTTAGCTACTTCTTCTTTATAAGCGAGTTTTTTCTTTCGGATGTCTCGCTCCCCATCCTCTTCTTCATCATAGTTGAAATTATCTTCCATGATAAAACCAATTTCCTCATCATTAAGATGTGGTTTAGTTTTTTTGTAATATTCTTTTAATAAATCATTGTCATCAACCTTTGAATAATCAGCGTTCAATCTAGCATAATCATCTAAAGTGCCACCTGTTTCATTCATAAACTTAACTAAGTTTTCTATATTCTCAGGTAATTGTAATTGCGGTGTATTTGATTGTGTAGTTGGAGTATCTGATATTTCATCAGGTGTTTCTCCAATTTCTACAATTGGAATAGAGTCTTCTTCTATTTTTTCTTCACCTTTTCCGGTAGGCTCTGTAGGTTCTTCGTGTGACTTGCCCACTTTTTCGCCATCTCCGGGTACTTCATGTACATCCACCTCATTTGTGCTAGGCTTTTGAACGGCATCTTTTTCTGTTTTAGGTTCTTCTTTGATTTCTACTTGAGTAGGAGTAGCATCTACTATCTCCCCTTGTTGTTTTTTTAAATCTACTTTTACTGGTTTATCATCCAGCTGGTCTTTGATAGTTTTCTTTTTAACTTTCAAAGTACCATGGTCTTTGTTTTTTGCCATAATAAAATATAATAAAAATTAATAAATACTACACTAAATCTGAATCAAACTCATAAGTATCCATTGTACCTGTTGGTGTTTCAAAATCAATTGGTAATGAATCATCTTGTCTTTGAGAAATTAATTCACTTTGCTGTGTAGCTTGTAATTTAGTTCTTTGATCTTTACGATCTTCAATTTCAGCTTCTTTAGCTGATGTAACTTGGGATTGTAATTGAGCTAATTCCATTTGATATTGGAATTCTAATTGCATCAATTCTTTTTTTATCTGCCCTTCTTTCTCAATTTTTAATTGCTCTAATTGAGATTTTCCTTGTTCTATTTGTAATTGTGTTTGCGCTACAGCCTGCTGCTTTTGTACTTCATATAATGCGGCTTGTTCAGCTGCTTTAGCATTAGATTCAGCCTGCATCTGAATATTTAATTGCTGTTGCTGTTCTAAATGCTGTTGTTTTTTCTTACGCCTTAATTTAAGATATTGATTAGCTAATTTAACATTATTAATTTGTCTTATATCAATAGCGTCTTCTAAATCAATACCTTGGGTTTGTAATGCGATTTGTATATTTTGTTCTAATTGCATACGCTCCTCTTCATCCGGCTCTAGTTCTAAGAAGATACCAAAATCATGCAAACTTAAATTCTTTATTTCATCTAGTGTTTCTACATTAAAAGTACTAATAGATGATTTTAATGCTTGTGCTAATAAATCATGCTCTAGGCAATCAGCTAATCTTAAAGAAATATTTTCAGCCACTCTTACACCTAAATATAAAGCCCCATTTAAAATGTGTCTAGTAGCAACATTAGAATTATAGGCAGCTAATTTCTGTACTCCAACCAATGCTTCTGGATCTGGTGTACTAGCATCTCTAGCCTCATTTAATCCGGTCACATCTCTTATCATTTGTAAATAATAATTATATGTAGTAATTAGACTTTGTAATTTATTTCCAGCAGCAGATGTTTGCAATTCTTGAATAGGAACTTTCCCTCTATTAGGATCCCCGTCTTGAGTTAATGATCTACCAACTATACTACCTGTTTGGAAATACATATTTAATGCTTCCTGTGGATTATAATTAGTACCATTACCTAAATCTACTTCTGCTAACCCATCAGCATCTACATATACGCCATCTGGGACCATACGAGATATTACTTGTTGTAATTTTAAATGAGTTAATTGGATCATATCAGCAAATCCAGTAATTTTACTTACTAAAGATTCGACTCTACCATGATAAAGTTTAGGAGCACAAATACTATAATTCATTTTCACCTTAGTATTATCCGCATAAGGGCGAGTCATATTTTGTGACATTTCCCATTTAATCATTTCATTTATACCTAATACTTTAGCTCCTGTATATAATACTTCAATACTTCTACCTACTCTATCAAAATTATCTGTTTCTGGTGGGTTAAAAGTATCTGGTTTTTCTAAAGCTTTTTCTAAACCTTGTTCAGTATACTTTATTTTAAATACCTGATCCATATATGTTTTATATTCAAAAAACAAAACAGCCACCACATCTGGGGCCTCATTCCAGTTCCTTAAATAATTCATTTCTCCAGGAAATTTTTCTATCTTTTTTAATTGGCCATCTGTTAAATATGGAAATTGTTTTTTCAATTCCGCCATACTAATCATTTTTACTTCACCAACATAATATAGATCTTGAAAATTAGGGTCAGTACTATAAGAATAAACTAAGTTAGCTGGATCTACGTATTCTATAGTAATTCCATTAGCGTCATTAAAATTTGTTTTTACACTGCTAATTCCTAATATAACCAAATCCTGAATTAAACGTCTTTTTGTTTGCTCATATTTATTTTCAGCTAACACTTGGCTTATAGCCTCTTCTTCTGCAATTTCAATGCTTTGTTTATAGCTTAGCTGCATATGCATTTCTAATTCCTCTGTAGTTTCCGGTAAATTTTCTTTTTCACCAGACGCGGATAAATCCATCCCTAATTGATTTTTCGCTTTAACTAAGAATTCTTGCATCATCATATCACGCATTAAATCTTTTGCGTAATTAGTTCTTTGTTTTAAACTTTCAGGGTCTTGGGCAAATGCTTTTATTTCATATTCCCTATCAGATAAACCATTAACTACTATATCTACAAATTTAGATATAATAGGAACAGGCTTCCAATCCAAATTAAGATAAGATAAATCACCATTAATAGATAATTCATCTTTATATTTTTGTATAGATTGCTCACCACGTGCATATAATCTTCTATTATGATATTCCGCATAATTTGTTTGATATAACCCAGTACGAGTAGTGGCTGCCCCATATCTATTATTGCTAAACCATTCGTTTTCTATTGCTCTAGCCACTTTAAGGCCGTATTCCCAACTATTTTTTTCCTCGATAGGTACCACCTGACTAGGAAAACCACTTAAATAATTAGTGTCCGTTCCGTTCATTTATTATATTATTTTTGATGAATAACCAGAGTTATTATATTTTTTAAATCCTAAAGGAATAATTTCTCTTTTAAAATCAGCAACTGGTTTATATTTATTTTTATTACATGCCATTATCGCTAAACCTGAACTTATCGATGCGTCATGTTTTGTTCTATTGAACATATTAAATTGTGCCCAATCTTCTAATGTACGTTGAAAATACATTTTTCCCCATTGTTCATTATTATACCCAACATGATGTTCAATATAACTTTCAATAGCTGCGGCGTGAGCTTGCCTTATGTCTTCACTTGAGTTTGGTATGCCACCTACTTCTCTTTCTGTAACAGATAGTTTTGAATAAACTTTATCTGGCCTATTTATAGAAAAACCTCTATAACCTCTTCTTTTAAAATAATATAAAAGCCTAGGTTTATTATTCTCTGCTAAAATTGGCATTCCATAAAATATACATGCCATCAAAACATCTTCAAAAAATATCTCTGCCGTTTGAGGTCTAGCAATGTATTCTAAAAAAAATGTACTTGACGGGCAATCATCTAAGCTGAATTTTGTTAATCCGTGTAAAGCTCCTTTGGAGCCTTGCCCATCTGTAGTCCCTGAGATGTCATAACTATCACACCCAAAAGCACCCATATGTTCATTGCCAGGATACTTTTTACCATTTTTAATAATTATATTATTTTGTAAATTATTATTTGGTGTCCAAGTAATCCAAAATCTCCCTTTATTATTAGGCATAAATAAAACTTTAGTATCTTTTATACCATTCTCCCATTGGAAGTTCCCTTTGGTTAATACTGGAGATCTTAATAATATTTCTTCATTATAATCTATTTGTTCATAGATTTTAGTTAAATTAAATAAAGACTGTTTAGTTTCGTCTCTAAAAGCATGCTTGGTAGTTCTTGGGAATTGACGATAAAATTCATTTAAAGAATCAGGACTATTTTTTAATCCTTCAACTTCATTCTCCCAATAATTTATAACACCAATATCTATTACCTCACCATGTGGTCCTGTAACTTCTTTTTTGGGTGTGTCGAATACAGGTATCCCATGAGCGTCAATGTATCCCTCGTAGTTCCATTCCATAGGTATGAACAAAGAATAGAGTCCTGAGCTAGTCTGTCCA